TTTTTAGCAAAAGGAGTTAATATTCCACCTAATTCAGCTATCGAATTGATCCAAGGAGGAGCAAAGATTGTTTTGGCTAATGGGGATGTATTAGAAGCAGTTAGTGATACCGCAAGTTCACTAGATGTTGTTTGTTCGTACATCGATACTATTAGTTCATAGGAGAGATTATGACGGCAGTAATTAATGGAATCCAATATATTGGAGGGCAGTATGGCCCTAATGACTTTATACCTAATCAAGCGGCAACAATTGATGGTACTCAAACTGTAGAGAATGGAGTTCTTGCAGGACCTATTACTTTACCTGGTACAGTTATTATAACAGGAACGGTGGTAATAGTTTAATGAGTAGAGTAGAAGTAGATAAGATTCAACAACAATGCGGATCAACTTTAACAGTTGGTGGTGGAGCAAGTAAAACTGTAACTGTAGATGCAACGACAGTAACTTTAGGTCGTTGTGGTGGTACTGTTTCATTAGCTTCAGGAGCAACTCAATCAGGTTTTGGTAGATCAGGATCTGTAAATTGGCAAACAACTCCAAAAACAACAACTTTTACAGCGGCTGATGGAGAAGGATATTTTATAAATTCTGGAAGCGCAATCACAGTAAATTTACCAGCAGGTAGTGCTGGAGCAATTGTTGCAGTTTCTGATTATGCAAGAAATTTTGCTACATATAATTTAACAGTTAGTCCAAATGGATCGGAAAAAATTGGTGGAACTGCAGCAGACGCTACATTAAATATTGATGGTCAAGCAGCTACATTTGTTTATGTTGATTCAACAAAAGGTTGGATTAATGTTCAAAACGCAGAAGATACTGAAATAGGGCAAGGATTTATATCAGCAACAGGGGGAACTGTAACAACTGTTTGCACTAATTTTAAACTTCACACATTTACAAGTCCAGGAACTTTTTGTGTAAGTGCTGGTGCTGGTCCTGTAGCAACAGCAGACTATTTAGTAGTAGCTGGTGGTGCAGGAGGTGGTGGCACTGGTAGTGGAAATGATAGTGGTGGCGGTGGTGGAGCTGGTGGTTTTAGAATGTCTAATACAACTTGTATGCCTGCGCCTCAAACATCACCTTTAGCAGCAACTTCAGGCCTACCATTTAGTATAGGAGCTTATCCTGTTACAGTTGGAGGCGGTGGAGCTGGAAGCACTCAACCTTCTGTGGCTAAAGGAACAAGTGGATCTCAATCAATTCTTTCAACAATAACTTCTGCTGGTGGTGGAGGTGGTGGTTATGCAAGTGGACCTGTTCGTCCTGGAGCCGATGGAGGTTCAGGTGGCGGAGGTGGTGGTTCTGCAGCATTAGCTTGTGGTGGGGCCGGAAATACACCTTCTGTCAGTCCCGCTCAAGGTTCGCCTGGTGGTACAGGAGGTGGATCACCTCTTAACTATTATGGCGGTGGCGGAGGTGGAGCTGCTTGTGCTGGACAACAAGGACAATCTCCAAACACTGGTGGACCAGGTGGATCTGGAAGTTTTGTAGTTCAAACAGGTTTTGGTGGTTGTAATGGAACTACAGGTCCTGTTCCTGGAGCAAGATATTTTGCAGGTGGTGGAGCTGGTGGTGGCACACCTACAAGACCAACTACTGGTGGTGGAACTGGTGGAGCTGGTGGTGGTGGAGATGGGAGAGCAAGCGATCCTGCAGGTGGTACTAATACAGGTGGTGGTGGCGGTGGTGGAGACAGTAGTGCAGGTAGAGCTGGCGGTTCAGGTATAGTTTTAATAAGGTATAAATTTCAATAATTATGAGTGAAATAAAAGTAAATAAAATTAGTCCAAGAACAAATTGTGGTACTGTTACATTAGGAGATAGTGGAGATACTATTGCTTTAGGAAGCGGTGCAACTCAAACAGGTTTTGGTCGTACTGGAACTGTTAATTGGCAAACAGCAATTAAAACAACGACATTTACTGCTACGTCAGGAGAAGGATATTTTTGTAATACTTCTGGTGGAGCATTTACAGTTAATTTACCAAGTTCACCCTCTGTTGGCGATATTGTAGCCATTAAAGATTATGCAGGTACTTTTGATACACAAAATTTAACAATTGGTAGAGGTGGATCTAATATGAATGGTTCTGCTGCTGATAGTGTAAGAGATACAGAAAATGAAAGTTTAACTATGGTTTATGCTGATGCAACAAAAGGTTGGTTATCAGTTGAAGAAGGAACAGGTTATATTGGAGAAGGTTTTATTGCAGCAACCGGTGGTTGCATTACTACAAGTGGAGATTATAAAATTCATAGATTTACCGGTCCAGGAACATTTTGTGTTTCTGGTTTAGCGACAAGTTCACCTAACAATGCGGCTGATTATATAGTAGTTGCTGGAGGTGGAGGTGGAGCTGGAGGATCTGATAGAGGTGGAGGTGGTGCTGCAGGAGGTTTTAGAGGATCTGCCGGAACTGCTACAGGTTCATATACTGCTGGTCCATCTCCTATTGTTGGTCCTGTTGCCGCTGTTACTTTATCTGTTCAAGGTTATCCAATTACAGTTGGCGCTGGAGGAGCTGGTAGAGCTGGTGGTCCAAATGGACCAGGTACAAATGGTAATAATTCATCAGGTTTAGGTGTTACTTCCGCAGGAGGTGGTGCTGGTGGTGGAGCTGGTGCAGGAGGACCTAATGGCGGTTCAGGTGGCGGTGGCGGAACAGATGGAACTGCAACAATTTTTTATGGAGGAACAGGAAACACACCACCTGTTAGTCCTTCGCAAGGAAATAATGGTGGACCAAATGGAACTACTCCAATTGCTACTGGTGGTGGCGGTGGTATCGTATCTGTTGGAGGAACAGGAGCAGTTCCAGCATCAGGTGCTGGTGGAGATGATATTAATAGTTCTATAACAGGAAGTCCTGTGTATTATGCTGGCGGCGGTGGAGGCGGAGGTCAAAATGGATCTTCTCCATCAGGACCTGCTAGTCCAGGTGGATCAGGAACAGCAGGAGGAGCTACTGGTGGTTCTCCTCCACATGATGCAGCAAATGCTGCCGATAATAGAGGTGGTGGAGGTGGTGGAGCTGGAAATAGATCTGGTGGACATAGTGCAACTGGTGGAACTGGTGGTTCAGGAGTAGTAATAATAAGGTATAAATTTCAATAGGATATGGTAAAATAGAATTATGGCATCAACAATAAAAGTAGACAACGTACAAAACACACCAGGAAATAATTTAATTAATAGATGTAGTGCAACTACAACTATTGGATCTGGAGCAGGCAATACAATTAACGTAGATGGAGCAGCCATAACGTTAGGACGTTGCGGTGGAACAGTTTCAATAGCAAGTGGAGCTACAACTTCTGGAATGGGAAGAACTGGAACTGTTGATTGGGTAACAGATTCAATAAAGACAGCAACATTTACAGCAGAAAATGGAAAAGGTTATTTTTGTAATACTGCTGGAGGATCTTTTGAAGTAGATCTACCTGCTGGTAGTGCTGGAGCAATAGTTTCAATACAAGATTATAATAATACATTTGATTCAAATAAAATAACAGTTGATCCAAATGGATCAGAAAAAATTAATGGTGGAACTGCTGGAGATCCAGTTGAATTAATCACTGAAGGTCAAGGTGTAACTTTTGTTTATATAGATGCAACAGTTGGATGGCGATCAGTATATGAAAATGAATTTGCTACACAAGGACAAGCTTTTATAGTAGCAACTGGAGGAAATGCCGTTACAACTGTAGGTAATTTTAAAACTCATATTTTTACAGGCCCTGGAACTTTTACTGTATGTTCCGTAGGTTCTCCTCCTGTTAACACAATAGATTATTTGGTTGTAGCTGGTGGTGGCGGTGGTGGTAGAGATGATTATCCTTCTCCTAGAATTGGTGGCGGTGCAGGCGCTGGAGGTTTTAGATTATCTAATTCAGTAGGATGTATGCCTGCTTGTCTTATGTCACCTTTAATTAATCCAGCAGGGTTACCAGTAACAGCAACGGGCTATCCAGTTGCAGTAGGTGCTGGAGGA